ATGAAAGTGTATGTTAACACATATGCAGAGAACGACAACGTTCTAGTTGGTTACAAAGGTTCTAGCGAATCTGACGCAGCAGCATTCTATTGCCCATACATTCCATTGATGAGCAGTGGTGTTGTTCTTGACCCAGCAACTTTTGAACCAGTCGTGTCCTTCATGACACGTTATGGTTATGTTGAGTTGACAAACACAGCTTCTTCTCTAGGTAACGCAGCTGATTACTTGGCGACTGTTGCTGTAACATCCGCTAACCTACGTTTTGCTTAATCTGTAACACGTATAACGCAACTTCAAAAAGGCTCTTCGGAGCCTTTTTGTTTGACTTAAATATCATGATGAAAGTGGAATCGGAACAAGACTTCAAACAACTACGTGAGCAGTTTACGGCATGGAGAAATCGCTTTCCAATGTTTACGCATGATGTTCAACGCATTGAAAAAATAATAAACCAACACATTACTGCGCACAGTAAAATAATGGTCTTGTATAGACAAACTAAAAATCGCGGATATTTAGAAAAAGCACAACAAGAAATCAATGCCATCAATACAATATTAAACACTGTAGAAAAAATGGAACTGATGAGTCTGCTAAGTCGCGGATAAATAAAGTATCTAGAAGAATTATGCGGTACCCGCCGCGTAGACCTAGAACGTCAAACACAAGGAGAAACAAATGGGACGCCCACTAAACAAGAAATTTTTTGGTTTATTAGATGATGGTACTAACATCACGGTAAACTGTCAAGTAGGATCAAATGCAGAATCTGCAGTAGGTTATATCGTTCGTCAACGCTCACCAAAAAGATTTATAGTCAACGACAAAAAAACTGGTACAAACAAACTAGTAGGTGACACTGAATCAGGAAACAGCCAAGGTAATGTAGGAGTTTGCCAACTAGTAGATAAAGCAGACGGTGCTTTAGATGCAAATGAAATGAGCATTATGGGTGAATTTAACGGACAGGGTATAAGAATAGCCAAGTTAACCAACAAAATAGCTGTAGATTTTAACGGCACAAGATACAAATGGTCTATAGTTAACGACTCTACAACTAGCATACTTTCTCTAACAGCACCGTAATTTAGGACCGTAAATGGGACAGTTTCTAAGAGTCAACGGCGACTACAACATTCGAGCAGGCGACGGTGCCAAGATAACACTTGACACTGGACCTGCTGTGAGTGGTGGGTCAGTACGAGTCACTGGTAATCTCGTGGTCGAAGGTGATACCTTTAATATCAGTACTACTAACTTAACCATTGAAGATAACATTATATCGCTAAACACTGGTGAAGTAGGACCAGGTGTTACCCTGATATATTCTGGTGTTGAAATCGATCGTGGCAATACTTCTGCAGTAACTCCGCAGAACAACGCCAGCTTGCTCTACGACGAAAGCACTGACTCGTGGTTAATCGCGCATGGTTCTGCTCCAGGGCCGTTTAATTTTGATGCCAGTAGTCTTCGCCTCAAACAGATACTAACAAACAGCACCACCGATTCAGGTGACCTCACACTGATAGGAACCGGCACCGGAGTAGTAAAAGTGTTGGGTACTATTAATTATGAAGATCAAGTCACAGAAGATGATGATATTCCAAACAAGAAATTTGTTGATGATGCAATTCAAAATAATCCCACATTTCAAATTGTAGCACCACAAAGCCAAGACACCAGAGTGGTTATTGCAGACAAAGATATTACTCCTAATCTCGCTGGCACAGCTGGATCGTTGGCATATTTTACAGCAACCACTAGTTATAATACTTTTGGTGAAAGTGCAGTTTCGATAATAGTAGACAATGCTCTAGTCGGACAGTTCTATACAAATAGATTTGAAGTAGGCGATCTAGAAATTGGTGGCGGGCCGGATCGCAATGAAATTACAAGTCGTGCCAGCATAACCAACGAAAACATTTATGTAAGAACTCAAGGCACCGGTAAACTTCAAACCAACTATGCCATGCAGTTTGAAAAAATTGGCACAGTGCCCGGATATGTATCAAATAATGTATTGCTATATGCAGCTGTGCCTGGCACAGGCACCACAGGAGTATATTTTGTCAACGACAGCGCAGAAACTGCAAAACAAAATGGTGAGTTGATAAGTAAAAACAAAGCACTGGTATTCAGCATGCTATTTTAAGAGACACATATGATAAGAAACTATGAAAATCCCGAAGGCACACTATCACTGGTAGATTCTACCAATGTCACTATTCCAGTTAAAGTGTTTACCAGCTCAACCACAGGCGGGCCTATTGGAGGTGGAGTGACGGGTAGAGAAAATGCCGTGACCACCATAGCATTGTGCAACACACTAGCACCCGATCCTGCAGACGAAACTACTAACAGTGTTACAGTAAATATCTATATAGTTCGAAGCGGACTAAGTTATGCAGCTGGTAATCTTGTGGTCAGCAATCTTGTAATACCTGCCGGTGAAACTGTGTTCTTTTCTGAAGAACGCATAGTGTTGGCCAGCGGCGACCAAATATGGGTTGGCACTTCACAAGCCGCAGGACTAAGTGTAACTGTGAGCGTATTAGCTGTATGAAATTCTTAAAGACTAAAAATATTTCTCAGTTTAGCATCAACGATCGTGCGTTGATTTATTATCCTGCTGGCAACGGTCCTGGCAATAGAGTAGTGATCAACGCCAACGGTGGTATGATGTTGCCCAAAGGCACAACTGCACAACGACCACAGTTGACCAGTGTTCGGCAACCTACAGATGCCAACGGCACTATTCGGTATAACACAACAATTCCAGCACTAGAAGCTTATGTAGGCGGCGCCTGGGTCACAGTAGCAAGTCCATTTGCTGCTGCTATTACCAAACAAACACTAGGCCCAGGAGACGGTGTTTCTACTATTTTTGGACCGTTGAACAGCACCTATGCACCATCGTATGCTGCCAGTGCAGATAATGTGTTGGTATTAGTAGAAAACGTCATGCAGATTTCTACCACCAATTTTACAGTGGTTCAAAATCCCACAAGCACAGGAACAGGCGCAGAAATTAATGCCACATCATTGAGTAGCGGAAACAACGGCACAAGTTATATAATTACTTCGGTAGGAACTACAACATTTACATCATTCGGTGCAGGTGCAAACACAGTAGGCACAGTGTTTACAAAAAGTGGCGGGACTCCTACAGGATCAGGTAAGGTACGTATCGCTGGATACTATCTCACATTTACATCAGCAGTACCAGCATCGGGAGGAGGCGGTAATCCAGTTTACGTAACTGTATACTACGGATACGCCAACTAACCATGAGTCAATTGGGGCGCATAGGTGGACAGGTATTAACAGACAACCTGTTACGTGCAGGCGTTGACCTTGCGTTTGAAACTAATCTACTATATATAGATGTCAACAATCAACGTATTGGCGTTAGAGATTCAACGCCAGTATATACGTTAGATGTAAACAGCAATTTTACAACCAACGATCTCACTGTAGTCACACAGATAGCTCCAGGCAATTTAAGAATAAATTCACCTGATAATTTTACCACCAGTGTAGGTGGTATTGATGTGTATATCAACGGTGACGGCGAAATATTTCATGATCGATTGATCACAAACAATCTTGTATTAGATGGCAATCTTATATCTAGCTTGTCTAACAGCGACATAGTTCTAGATCCCAACGGATCAGGAACAGTAGAGTTAAGAGCCAACACTGACATCGCTGGTAATCTTGCAGTAAGTGGAAACATCAATATCAGCGGAAATTTATCAGGTCAAGGAACCTTGACATTTGGTGACCAAACTTTAGATACGATTACTATAAACACAGATTTTACTCAAAGCATCATACCTGGAGATGATTTGACCTATGCTATGGGTGCAGACGCAGGTGACAGCAGTGCAAGGCGTTGGAGTCAAATACATGCACCGGACTGGACAAATATAACCAACGGAGCATGGCCCGGCAGCGGACTACGGTCGCAATCAGTAACAGTTAGTGATCAACTTATCCTTAACGGAGTAATTAATAAAATATCGGCCACGCAGAGCAACGACGATGTAGTATTATTGCCAGACACAGGCATTACTCGCATAGAGGCCACACAGTGGCAGAACAATGACATAACCAACCTCTTAAATACACCATTGATTTTTGCCAGCACAGCAGGCATTGGATATTTGAGATTCATGGATACCAATGCATTTGTCATACCCTCAGGAGATAATTCCCAGAGAAGAGGCAGCCCAGAAGTTGGTGAAACACGGTGGAACACTGAAGAAGGATATTTAGAATGTTACGACGGCACTGTGTGGGCAATCGGCACAGGTGGCGGTGTCGAAGTTAGTGTTGAGATTATGGAAGACCTCAGCCATATTTATAACCTGATGTTAGGGTAATTTTCAAAAATCGATAAATACTTTTAATTGCAAAAACGACCATTTTTGCAGGATCCGACTGCGGTAAACCGGCAAAGAGCGTGAGCTGAAAATCTGGTTAACGGTGTAACACCGGGTAAATTGGAGAGCTAATGGCTATCGGTCGCATTTCCGGTCAGCTCTTGAAGTCAAATCTTCTTCGTGCAGGAGAAAATCTGGCATTCGAGACGGACTTACTCTATCTAGATGTTGTGAACTCTCGAATCGGGATACGCACAGCGACCCCAACGGTTGACCTCGATGTCAACGGACACACCCGTTCTACAAACGTCACAGTAGACAATCAATTAAATATTGGAAACTTACACTTTACTGGTAATACCATAACTAGTGATTCCAACACTATAAATTTTGCAGCGGCAGCAGGTGAAGCCACTGTTTACCACTCAAGACTGCAGATAGACGATTTACAACTGCAAGGCAATGTTATATCAACCACTGTCAGCAACAGTTCTATAGAAATAGACCCTAATGGAACCGGCACAGTTAATGTCATAGCCAACACCAATATCACAGGAAATCTAGCAGTTACAGGAAATGTAAGTGCTACCGGTAATATAGTCATTGGCGGAAATATAACTATTGGTGATGCTCTTACAGATAATATTGTAATCAATGCCAGCATTCGCAGCGACCTTGTGCCAGAAACTGATAATCTTTATGATCTAGGATCTCCCACATTCCGTTGGAGAGCTATCTATGTCAATGATTTTTATACCAATACTATAAACGTTCCAGCATTGGATGTTGGAAACTTGATGTTCCGTGACAATGAGATTACCACAACTACTGGACAAGATCTATACATTGATGGCAACGGTGCAGGCGGTGTTAGATTAGGTAATTTTAGAATTGTTGACAACGTTATTACAAATGTGTCTACAAATGCAATCACACAAATAGCACAGTCTGGCACAGGCTATTTTAAAATACAAGGTACTAATGGGTTTGTTCCTCCTAGAGGAGATGACGGACAACGTCCTACAGCTTATGCAGTTTTAGGAATGACTAGATTTAATACCAATTCTAAAGCATTAGAAATATGGGACGGGTTAACTTGGGCATCACCGGCTGGAGCATCGGGAGCTGTGAGTATTACCCAGGCCAACGACATTGCAGTGCAGATAGCACTCACACTAGGATAAAATATGCCAACCTTATTTAGACATGCGGTTAACACTAATATAGGAACTACTCCTGTTGATGTAATACAGATACCACTGGGAGTAAGAGCTACGGTGATTGGATTGAATTTGGCCAATATCACAGACTATGACACCGCCGTAGTTGACGTGTATATTATAGATGAAAATTCTACTCAAGCACACTATATACGAGGATTATCAATTTCTCCTAACAGCACAGCTAAGATTATCACACAAGGTGAAAAACTGATATTACCAGAAACCGCAGGTATACGAATAGTCAGCGATACCGAAGACAGCATTGATGTTGTTGTTAGTTATGTAGAAATATCTTAAGGAAAAATCATGCCAAGTAATTATTATTTAGGTCAAAGTCCAGATGAAGCACTAGGAGATAGTCCTCGCTATTGGTATGCTCTGCGTAGAAACAGCGACGGAGAATTATTTTTGTATAGAAGTGATCAACTCAAAGACAAAGACAGCATTGAATTAAATTTACCAGGCGCTCCTGAAGAAAATTTTGAAGATTTTGAACCAGGCGTAGATTATTTTGATGGTATCACGCAAGATCACGAAGTAGAATATGACAATTTAGTCTGGACACAATATCGTTGGGACAACAGAAACATGTTGTATTATGTAGATAATCAGGGAAGATTAACCCAGAGAATAAATCAGGGATACACCTATCCCACAGGTCATTCAAGTTAAAGTGGAATAAATCATGGCAGAATTTAAGATCAGTAGAATTAGATATACGTGGAAGAATGAATGGGCAGCTGATTCAACTACGTATTTTAAAGATGATGTGGTGAGGTATGGAGGCAGCACTTGGATATGCCAAAGACAACACACAGCATCCACTTTTGCGGGTGACCAAAATTACTATAGTAATCCTGGAGACACTCAACCGACTCCGGCCTGGATTAAGATGACCGACGGATATGCATGGCGCGGAAATTGGAATCCTACAACTCTATACAATCCAGGTGATCTAGCACTGTATGGTGGTGTTATCTATATTTGTATTACCAGCCACACGTCTGTAGCAATATTCGACACTAGTTTAATAAATTGGGCTGTATATCTATCAACAGACAATTGGAGATCAGCATGGACGCCAGCTACTAGATACGGTATTGGAGACATTGTTAGATACAACGGTATTGTTTACAGATGTATTATAGGTCACACTTCATCTACTACAAATTTGGGTTTAGAAATAGGAAACAATGATACCGAAGACGACAGTGCCGGGGAATTATGGCAAATATACTACGAAGGTATAGAATATAAAGGAACATGGACTGCTACTACTAGATACAGACGCAACGACCTTGTAAAATATGGTGGTAGTATTTTACGTTGTGTTACAGGACATGTTGCAGGATCTAATATCACCAATGAAAATTTTGTTACAGAATTTTCTGGATTTAATTTTTATCAAAACTGGAGCAATGCAGTTTATTACGCCATTGGCGACATAGTAAGATATGGAGGATATCTATATATCTCCGTTACCAATCATACCAACAGTTCTAGTATCACCGAAGACACTGTAAATTGGAAGGTACTATCAAAAGCCACTGATTTTATGGGCACATGGAGTGCAGATACAGATTATAAAGTTGGAGATGTAGTTCGTCGTGGAGGAAATCTATACACAGCGATAGCTGATACAGTAAATGATGGCAGTTCTTTGGATTATTTAGATTCCAGTAATTGGGAACTGGTTAATGTGGCTCAAACATTTAGAGGTAGTTGGATTGTAGGTGCATCGTATAGTCTTAATGAACTTGTGGTATTTAAAGGCAATACCTATAAGGCCACAGTTGAACACATTGCTGCCAATGCTAATTTTCCGGGAGATAACGGCGAGGGTATAAATTATTGGGATCTCGTGCTTCAGGCAGGTTCAGAAATAGGAATGTCGCAGCGTGGGGATTTATTAACCTTTGACCTTTCAAGATCAATCGTAGGTGACGGCAGCACGTTTGGTCTCACTAGTGTTCCGGTTGGATTAGAAAATCAAGTTGTTATAGCAAATCAAGAAAGCAGTATTGACTACGCATACTGGGGAGATCTAGCTAGAGTAAGATACGTGGATCCTACAGGTGTCGATGATTACACCAATCCAGAAAGAGGCACCAGTCAATTCTTGCCTTGGAAAACTATTAGATTTGCCTGTGAACAGGTTAATGATGGCTACAATGGACATACCACCATCAAGGTTGCTGTAGGTGAATACACGGAATTAACTCCGATTATTGTGCCACCTAAAACAGTGATACTAGGTGCTGAACTTCGTAGCACAACAATAAAGCCATCGAGCCCAGTGCTATCGGCTACAGATCGCACACGACATATAGCTGTGTTAAATAGAATTTCCGGAATAATACAAGCGATTATAGCAGGAACTCCAATCAGTCCAGCGAAATCTGTGGGTAATTCTTTGAATCAAGTGATTTTGACAGAATCGATTCAAGTATCATTTAACCCACCAATATTTGACCCTGAGAATCCGCTAAATGAGATACTAAACACAGTTATTCAGCCTATCACTACCAGCAGTGCTGCTGCTGTGGCAATACAAAACAAAATCACAGATATAATTTCCTACATCAATTTTTATGTAAACAGTTCTGGTTCAAATCCTGCAGTAGTAGGCACTAATACTGCACAGACTTCTACAGCATACACCAATACTGTGTTGGTGTTAGAAGCCAACAAGAATTTTATCATTGCAGAAGCTGTGGCCTACATGCAGGCCACATATCCTACATATGATTTTGATGCGGATATGCTGCGACACAGTATTCGTGGATATGTAGATGCTTGGAAATATGATATCATATATACAGGCAATTACAAATCTTTGTTAACAGCAAGATATTATAGAAATCAAATACTAGGATGCACAAATACCGAAGACATGTTCTATGTGAGAAATGCTACCGGAATACGCAACTGCACTTTGAAGGGATTAGAATCAACCCTGAATCCGCCTGTGGCCTTTGATCTATATCAGATACCGCTGGGAGGTGCCTATGTGTCGCTGGATCCAGGATGGGGACCAAACGATAATAGTACCTGGATCACTACTCGATCTCCTTATATTCAAGGTGTTACTACCATAGGCACAGGCTGTGTTGGACAAAAGATCGACGGTGCTCTGCACAACGGAGGCAATAGATCTATTGTTAGCAACGACTTCACACAGGTCTTAAGTGACGGAATCGGAGCTTGGGTGCGTAATAACGGTCGAGCAGAATTGGTTTCGGTGTTCACATATTATTGTCATATTGGATATTTTGCCGAAGACGGTGGTGTTATACGAGCCACAAACGGCAACTGTTCTTATGGTACGTATGGCGCCATCGCAGACGGCATCGATGCCTCAGAAACACCAGTCATAGCAAGGAACTATACCAGAGCTCAACAGGCCATTGTGGCAGCAGCTTTTGCTGGAGATTTTGTTGACGAAATACAGATTTTAGAATGGGCAAATATGGGTCAGGATTATACCTCGGCTACTGCAACGTTTGCTGGTGCTGGCGTCAATGCCAGTGTGGTTTTTGAAGAGTTCAGAGATGATGCTGTGTTTGAAGCACGACGACTTGATGTCAATGCCGGCACCACTCAAATAGCACAAGAAATTGGCGGCAGTGGTTATGTAGTAGTACAGAACAATGCACAAGGTGGCGATGCAACAACAATTACCATAGCCACCAATGATGCCAACTCTATCGCAGAATATCTTGGCATGCGGATAATTCTTACCAGCGGTGCAGGCACAGGACAGTATGGGTATATTACTGCATATGATAACGTCACTAAAGTGATGAGTGTGGCTAGAGAATCCGATGATCAACCGGGCTGGGATCATGTGGTGCCTGGAAAACCAGTCACAGTTCCGTTGTTGACCAACACCACATATAGAATAGAACCTAGAGTAATATTTTCTGCTCCGGTGTACTCAGCCCAAGAAATTACAACTCCTGCTACTACAACATGGTCAGAAATTGTGTTTGGTGACACTACTGAAACTTATACAAACATAGCGGTTAATGAATCAGGCACTGGCACTACTATAGATATTGTTGCTGCGTTAGCTACGTTTGACATAGTGAAACAAGGTAGAAATTACACACTGACTATCAACAATGCAGGTGCAGGATATGAGGCTGGACAGCTACTAACCATAGACGGTAACCTTATAGGTGGAGCTACACCGATCAACGATTTATTAATTTTAGTTACTGATGTTAGTGATGACAGCACAAATTCTATACTGTCCGCACAACAAAAGACCTACGGCACAGGAGAAGACAATCTAGCAGCCAGCGGTAGATTTGTGGTGGTATCTACTGCCGGTAGTGCTGCTATGTATAGTTCAGATGGCACCAACTGGACTACATTCAATATGCCTACTGTAGGTGATTGGAAATGTCTAGCAGCAGGCAGAGTAACTTATCCAACATTAGGTAATCATTTATTTGTAGCAATTCGAAAAGGCAGCGCAGTAGCAGCAAGTTCTACAGATGGCATAAATTGGATCACAAGAAGCATGCCAGCATCTCGCCAATGGAATTCCTGTATCTACGGTGGCGGTTTATTTATTGCTGTGGCCACAGACTCTAACTCAGCAGCCTACAGTCTCAATGGCACTACCTGGAGTTCACTGGTGTTACCCTCATTCGGCGATTCTACACTAAACGAATGGGTGGACGCGGCCTATGGCAAGCAGAGATATGTGGCATTAGCCAACAGTGGAAACATCGTGGCAGTAGGCACATATAACAGCACATTAAACACATGGTCATGGACAGGCCATATCATGGATGTGGTCGCAGACTCCAGCGCCAAAGATTGGGTCAGCATTGCCTACGGCAACGGTAGATTTGTTGCAATTTCCAGCACAGGCGATGTTGCCTACAGCTTCGATGGCAATGATTGGTTGCCTGCTGTTATGCCGTCACAAGATGGCAGCACCGCACACAACTGGAAAAAAATTAGATATGCACAAGGTGTGTTCTTTGCAGTGGGAGACACCGGATTTAGAACAGTCGGTAATGATCCAACGTCGGGTCTCACTAATTTTGCAGCAACCAGTTTTGACGGTGTTGTATGGACCTCAAGAACACTAGCTAGTATACAGTCATGGCAGTCAGTGGCATTTGGCACTCCGTACGTAGATCTTAGAGACTCCACAGTAGGAAACAATACACCTACATGGATCGCTATTGATAATTCAAATAAATTTAACAAGATACAAACTGGTGCAAGAGCATTAGGGCGTGTGACAATCGCTAGTGGAGTAATAAGCGGTGTGAAATTATGGGATCCAGGATCCGGATATACCGAAGGGCCTACCTGCACATTTGTCGATCCCAACAACAATAGAGATGCAAAAATTGAATGCCGCACTGGAGACGGAGTATTAGCACAGCCAAGTTGGCTGAATCGGGGACTAGGATATAGAACACTATCTACTAGAGTAACCGTATCTGGTGACGGATTTGCAGATGTGATTCCCACTGGAAAATTTATTGTTATCAACGATTTAGATGCATATCCAGGACCTGGAGCAAATTTAGTAATTTCAGGACTCAGCGGATCATACACTCTTGTGACCATCGAAGAACTAGGTCTCACAGACAGAGGGCTGGCAGCAAGAATACGTGTAACACCAGAAATTAAAGCTCGTGATAATTTACAACATCTCACAGAAATAACTATTAGAACACGATTCAGCCAGTGCAGAATTACAGGTCATGATTTCTTAGACATAGGCACAGGCAATTTTGAAGAAACTAATTATCCAGAATTATACAGTGGATTTTATGAACCACAGCCTTTTAATGAAATAGTAGAAGAAGATCGAGGTAGAGTGTTTTATACCTCAACAGATCAAAGTGGTAACTTTAGAGCAGGCGAGTTGTTTGCAGTTGAACAATCCACAGGAACTGTGACAATTAGTTCTGATTTCTTTGATCTTTCTGGACTCACTGAACTGCGACTCGGTGGAATTAGAATTGGTGGAACTGGCGCAGTAGTTAGAGAATTTTCTACTGATCCGTTGTTCATAGCAGATTCTAATAACATTGTCCCAACCCAAAGAGCCATAGCTGCTTATCTAGCAAATAGACTCAGCGTAGGGGGGTCGGAAATTGCAGTAGGCAGTTTTATAGCAGGAACTGTGTTAGTAGGACCTGATAGAATCAATAACACTGCAGGACTACGTGTTATTGTGCCGGTATTAGCGGAATTTAACATGGCAAATTCAGGAATAAGTGGCAGCATGTTGGCCCAGACAATGTTTTACAGATCGTTCAAGTAATGAACAAACTAAATATAGAATACGGAGTAGAAAATGGCAGAATTTAAACTAGGTAGAATTAGATTTGTTTGGAAAAACACATGGACCCCATCTACCACTTATTATATTGATGATGTGGTAAGGTATGGTGCTCGCACCTATATCTGTGCAGTGGGACATACTTCTGCTTCAGATTTCAACACAGATTTAGAATACAGTCCAACCAAATGGAATCAGATGAGCGACGGTCAAAGCTGGACCGGGGACTGGAATGTTAGCACTTTCTACAAACTCAACGACGTGGTCAAATACGGCGGGTTGCTTTATATTTGTAATGACAGTCACACTTCAGCAGCTACCACAGCGTCAGGCTTAGAAAATGATCAATCCAAGTGGACTTTGTATGCAGAAGGATTAGATTGGAAAAACGATTGGACAGTATCCACTCGCTACAAAGTAAATGATCTAGTGCAGTATGGAGGTTATACCTATGTGTGTAATCTTCACCATACTTCTGCAGCTACCGCTGCATCCGGATTAGAACAAGACCAGGCTAAATGGGATTCATTTAATCCTGGCATAGAATATAAAGGTGATTGGGTAGCTTCTGTAACCAGATACAAAGTCAATGATGTGGTAAAATATGGTGCCGGCCTGTGGATCTGTGTCACACAGCATACCGCAGACGCTGCATTTTTAACAGATTCTACAGCAGGGCGTTGGAGTCAATTTGTAGAAGGCACAGAGTATGAAGATACATGGAACAATGCAACTCTGTATCAGCACGGCGACATTGTTAGATATGGCGGTAATCAATACATAGCAAAAACGATTCATACTGCCGCAGTTGCTTCTGAAACACCACCAACACAGTCATCAAGATGGGACCTCTATACAGAAGGATTTAAATTTCAATCTGTGTGGGCAGCCGGCACTTCTTATAAAATTGGTGAAGTAGTTAGTATGGGTGGCTATACCTATTTGGCCTTACAGGATTCTCCTTCAAACACTTACACTGTTACAGCAGTCACAGCGGCTACAGATACATTTACTATAGCTTCGACAGTAGGTATGGCAGTAGGCATGGCAGTAAGATTTACTGGAACAACATTTGGTAATGTGTTTACCACAGCTAGATACTATGTAAAAACTGTAGCAGCAGGCAATATCACAGTGAGTACAACACCAGGTGGCACAACCTTCGACATCACTGCAGATGCTGCAGGCACAATGTCTGCCACTGTATCAGCAGAACCACCTAATGCTACATACTGGTCAAGACTCAACGCTGGTATCAGCTGGCAGGGAGAGTGGTCAGATGACAGAGAATATGTGTTAGGTGATGCCGTAAGATTTGGTGCTAACGCCTTTATCTGCGTATTGGCACATAGATCAGAAGGTGATGACGGTTCTACTGTAGGTGCAGCAGGTGGTGGACAAGCTAACAGCAGACCTGATCAAGACAACACAGGAACATATTGGAATATTCTAAACGTCGGCACAGAAACCAGTGTGTTATCAGTGCGCGGCGATCTAGTCTTTTATGGCGGTAACGGGCCTCAGAGACTACCAATCGGCCGTGAAGGCCAGGTATTAACCTCCACAGGCATCGATCCAGCATGGGTCACTCTAGGCGAAATAGATCACACCTATTTTGTAGCAACTACAGGCACTGATCTACCATCACCAATACACGGTAGAACCTGGGACAAACCTTGGAAAACTATTCGCTATGCTTGCGAACAGGTAGAACGTGGTCCTCGCAATCCCGATGCACGATATTTGTTGGAATTAAATCGTGTGTTCATTCAACGCGAAGTCACAGAATTTATTCAGAATCAAATTACTAACAACATTGCACCATTTACTTCCGGATTTGTCTACGATGATTTCAAATGCGAACGAGATGTAGGATTTACACTAGATGCGGTAACCTATGATCTATGCCATGGTGGTAATATTAAATCACGCGGAGTTGCTAATTCTCTAATCGGCGGACTCAGCGAAGGCGAAACAGAAGCATATCCAGGCTTAGCAATTGAATCAGACGAATCCGTTGCTGCCTACAACTACATGCTCACAGTTGTTGGAAATGTTTTAGCACAGACAGCTCCAACAATAAATTATCAGACACTGAACGGCGACAACTCTACTGCCACAGTAGCTCAATATTTCAACAGCGATCTCACAGCAGAATCTGGAGCATTGGCTAATGTGACAGCAAGTGTTACACTGATCACAAATGCTATCACAGCTAGAGCAGCAGCGGTTACAGCACCTCAGATAGCAGCCGCCATAGCTAGTGTGCCGGCAAGACGTAGTCCTAGTAATTTGATCCAAGTGGCTACCGGACAGTATAGAGAAACATTACCTATTATTGTGCCAGAACAGACCTGTATACAAGGTGACGAATTACGCTCAACCAACGCAGGTCCTGCAGGTAGCCTGACCAACAGATCCGATGCAGGCTACAGCATAGGAGCATTGACTAGACTGCAAACAGTGGTTGACCAAATTGTTCGAGGAGCCAACGTTACAGAAAGCTCAGGTAACACTGCAATTCAAAGTGCGTCATTTCCATATGCCAGCACCGAAGAAGCAGCAGATGCAGCACAATTGGTCAGAGTCATGCAGCATCAAATTGATTTCAAGATCAGTTCCACATTCATGGTGAGTTCCGCAGATCCTACAGGATATAATAGTTCATTCTTATCAGGATTTGGTGATGCAAGAACGCTGCTGATTGAAAACAAAGAATTTATCAAAGACGAAATCACAGCGTTCTTAAATGAAAATTATAGCACATTAAAATTTAGTAGAACCAAATGCAAGCGTGATGTAGCATTTATTGTTGATGCTATGAGCTATGATTTGACCTATGGCGGAACCTGGGCTACACTAGTAGCCGGCACAGCCTACTTTGACGGAGATAACAGCTCGGCACTGCAAATTGACAGCACAGAAATCGCCGCAACGGCAGCTGCCTACGGTAGACTAAAAACTATTGTGCAACAGATCATTGCCAATACCACAGTAACAAAATCCACAGGCAACACTGCTACTCAATGGACCGACAGCACTAATTTAACGGGTGGAGCAGCAGCTAACGCTACAGTAGGTGCATTGGTAGACATCATCACTAACATCATACAAGGTGATAGCACAGAAGCCACAACACCACAGATCACAGTTACTACAATATCTGGTACAGACACACTTACCAGCAACAGTCATGGATTAAGTGTAGGAGATGCAGTTGTTCCAAGAGAAACTGGCAACGGGTTAACCAACGGTGTCAAATATTGGGTAGTAGGCACAGTAAACACTAACACATTCCAACTGGCAGCTACATATGGCGGCGCAGTGTTAACTACATTTACCAACGGTGCTGGTATTAGCATACCTGTAGAAGTTATAGACTATCCTACTGCTACCAATGCCGTGACATCAACAACTGCTTTGATTGCTGCTGCGGTGACATTAGACGCTGCACAAGAAACCATTGTCCAAAATGTTGTAGATGATCTAAATGCAGTAGCATGGCACACTGACTTTGTAGTAGACGAAACTTCGTTGACCTCGACAGATTTTAGAATCTACGTTGGTAAGCATACTCTCGCACACACCTATGTCAGTGGTGGAATAGTAACGAAATCCAATGGAACAGAGTTAGCAGTTAGTAACTTTGTCTATAATAACTCTACAGGATATGCGGTAGTGACTACTGCAACACACGGATTAGCAGCAGGCGACATTGTTAACATAACAAGTATTACTGTATCTTGCCTATCGTCAGGTGGTACTTCCTTTACTGCGATATTCCCAAGTGCATACAAAACTGATGGTGTTACTCCTAAGATTCGATATCTACAAACCAAGTGTATTAGAGATACTCGATTGATTCTAGAAGCTGTGATGTTTGACTTTATGTTCAACAGCAACTTCAAATCTAGAGAAGCAGCATACTCATATCTAAGAGCTTCAGCAGCAGAGGTATTTGTAGGTAATCAAAAAACCATTACTAGAGACGCATTAACTAATGCCAAAACAGAAGCACTGGCCAATGTGGGCGGTAACGCAACTGCACAGGCTCGTATTGAAACACTAATGACCTTAGTAGATGATATCCTTTACGGTGCCACTAATGAAGGCAGTCGTTGTGCCACAGGCAACAGAATGATTGACTATGCTGTGCTGCAATTAGAGAGAAATAGAGATTATATAGTTGCAGAGATTGATGCTTACATCGATTCAACATATACAACTACAGTAACTAATGCCACAGCAGCCACAGATGTGTTTACCTGCACTAGCACTTCCTGGATGAAACGTAATACAGCAGTAAGATTTACAGGAACTGCATTTGGCGGAATTAGCACAGACACTACCTACTATATACAAAACGTTGTAAGTTCAACAACTTTTAAAATTGCTACAACTAGAGATTCAAACACAGCATTTAATATTGCATCAAATGCCACCGGATCTATGACAGTAGCATTGTATTACAATAGTGCATCGTGCCTGCGAGATGTTGGCACTTATATCGATGCGCTAAAATATGATTTGAAATATCCAGGCAACTACAAATCTAGATACGCAGCTAGATACTATGCAAATAGTGTAACAGGCAGTTTAGAAGAAGACATGTATTATCTCAGGGATGCCACAGGTCTAAGAGATCAAACACTCGAAGGACTTACTGGTGATCTGTTAGCAGAAAATGAATTCGGTACTTCTAGAGTAAGTGCAGGAGCATATGCTTCGTTGGATCCAGGATGGGGGCCAGAGGATTATCGTACATGGATTATAACACGTTCACCATATGTGCAGGGGTTGACCACATTGGGCACAGCGGCTGTAGGTCAAAAGATTGATGGCTCACTGCACAACGGTGGTAATGATTCTATAGTTAGCAACGACTTCACCCAGGTAATATCAGATGGTATCGGTGCTTGGATTACTAACAACGGTCGTGCTGAACTTGTTTCAGTGTTTACTTACTATGCTCACATTGGATATTTGGCTGAAAATGGCGGACGTATCCGCGGAACAAACGGCAACAATTCATACGGAGATTTTGGTTCTGTAGCAGAAGGGGTTGACAACTCTGAAACTGCCGGCACAGCCATAGTTGATAATAGACTGCAATTTGACGCAGAGATCGATCGTGTTATCACTGACGGATCAGCATTGGTGCAATTAGAATTCACAAATGCAGGTATTGACTATACAGAAGTCACTTATACACTCACCGGCGGCGGCTCCGGAGCTATAGTCGAAGCAGATGAATTCCGTGATGACGCTGTGTTTGAAGTTCGAATGTTAGACCTAATTGACGACAGCACTAATGCTCCTGAGGCTGAGGGAAATCTTGGCGGATTTGGTTATATCACAAACTCCAACACTGCCCAAGGTGGAACATTGACTTCTGTAACCATAGCTGCCACAGACGGCGAATCTAGTTCTGCTTACATAGGCATGAAGATAGTGCTCACAGGTGGCGCAGGTGTTGGTCAGTTTGGTATTATCACCACATATAATTCAGGTACAAAAGTAGCTGGGCTGATCAAAGAATCCGACGGTACAGCAGGTTTTGATCATTTAGTAGCAGGCACAGCAATTATATCTCCAGATGCTTCTTCGACATATATCATTGAACCTAGAGTAACGTTCTCAGCGCCTGGATACACCAGCACAGCTGCCACTCTGCCAACCAGCGGAGCCTGGACAGCAGTGAAATATGGCGAAACTGCTGCGGTGTATACTACAGTCACAGGCACATATACAGGCACAGGAGTAGGAGCCACATTCACCGTGATACGCAATGGATGGAAATATACACCATCAACACAGAGCGCAGGCACAGGATATACCAGACTAGAAACCATAACAATTTTAGGTAATAGTCTAGGCGGCACAACTCCTGCCAACGATTTAATAATTACTATTACCGCAGTGAATTCTACCACAGGTGCTATCTTAGATTTTGATCACTCAGGTTACGGCATAGGTGGCAGATATGTAGCTCTACGCAATGGAGTTACCGCTGGTGCAACATCAGAAGATGGCGTTAATTGGACTTCACAAACTAGCTTGATGCCAAGCGGAGCGAACTGGTCTGCAATGGCCGCCGGTCTGTTTGACGACAATTCCACAGTGGGCAAGGTCAGCAAATTCGTAGCAGTAGCAGGCACAAGTGCAAATACTACCGGAGCATACAGTAGTGACGGTATTACCTGGTCAGCAACCAGCATGCAGACTTCTGCGGTATGGGTCGATGTGGCCTTCGGTGCACAGAAATTTGTGGCAGTCAGCAGCGATGTAACCACAGTGAGAATCAGCAATGACGGCGAAACATGGGATCAGACAGGCACATTGACCACGACTGGATTCACAGCCATAGCCTACGGTAAAAATAGATTTGTTGCAATTAAGAGCGGCACTAATGTTACCAATCATGCCACATCAACCACAGTTACAGGAACATGGACTGCAGGCACATTGCCGAGTTCGTCAAACTGGAACAGTATCGCCTATGGTAACAACAGATTTGTTGCTATTTCGAGCACCAGCGGCACTGTTGCTGCCTATAGTTTAGACGGTATAACTTGGTCATCTAGCACATTACCAGCTACAGCATCGTGGACCAAAGTTACATACGGTCAGGGAGTATTCCTTGCCGTGAGCACAACTACAGCAGCAGCAACATCGCCAGACGGAGTAACATGGACCACTAGAACTACTTCTACGGCAGCTAGCGGTTTCTCAGCAATCACTTTTGGTAATAGAAATCGCTACGGCCTGTTTGTAGGTGTAGGTGGCAGCACAGGCACAGTGGCCACTTATATTAGAACCGGAGCCACTGCTAGAGGTCGTGCTAAAGTGGCTGCTGACAAACTGTTCCAGGTTAATATCACAGAGCCTGGATCGGGATATGCCTCGGCGCCAACAATTACATTCACTGATCCTAATAACACATTTGAATCCCCCGTGACCGTGAGAACCGGCAGCGGTGTGTTAGCTAATCCTAGTTTTGTTAACAGAGGATCGGGTTATGTCACAGGTAGCGGTGAAGTAGACATAGGTGATGGTTATTCCAACCTATTCCAACCTGGTTCGTTTGTGGCGCTGAGAAGAATCAGCATTCAACCAGTGCCCGGAGCCAACGTGGTGTTCAGTCATCTACCTGACAGAACTTTTAAGTTGGTCAACGTGATCACATTCTTGGGTGAAAACGAGGGTGCTTACACAGCATTCTTCCAAATTAGCCCACAACTGACAAGATCAGAAGCTCCGGCAGACGGAGTTAGTGTTGAAACTAGGATTAGATACAGTCAGGTTAGATTAACTGGACACGATTTCTTGGACATAGGCACAGGCAGTTTCATTGACACTAATTATCCCGGTGCGCCTAATCAACCTGCTATTCCTGCCAACGAAGCTGTGGACAACGGAGGAGGTCGAGTGTTCTTTACCTCCACAGACCAAGACGGTAACTTCCGTGTTGGTGATCTGTTTGCTATCGAGCAAAGCACTGGTATTGCTACACTGAATGCAGATGCATTTAACATTAGCGGACTGCAAGAACTTAACTTGGGCAACGTAACACTAGGCGGCGGTTCAGCTACAATCACTGAATTTTCAACAGATCCATTCTTTACAGCAGATTCGGATAATATTGTGCCCACACAGCGAGCAATCAAAGCTTATATTGCGGGCCAAATTGGAGGTGGTGGTGCAAGTTTGAACGTGAACTCTATCACAGCAGGTAGTGTGTTTATTAGTTCTAACATTATAACTACTACTACTGGCGGCCCAATTAAAATAAATGCTAATTTTGAATTCAGAGGCGGAGTTACCGGAGTTCCCCTGGCATTCAACTACTTTTTGAACTAAATATATACATGGAGAAATAAATTATGGCAACAGGAAGATTAGGAACCGCAGATTTATCAGCAGTCACGCTGACAACACTGTATACAGTGCCTGCTACAACATTCACAGTGGCAACAGTCAGTGTGGTAAATCGTGGTGCAAGTGCAGCACTGATACGAATAGCACTAGCAAGTTCTGCGTCACCCACTGACGCTGAATGGCTGGAATATGACGTGAGTCTATCTCCTAAAGGTGTGTTAGAACGCACCGGTATTGTTATGGATGCAGCAAAATTACTGGTAGTTCGTTCCAGTGCTACTGGTGTCAATGCAGTGGTCTATGGCATTGAAACTGCAACGGCCTAACTAGGAGAATACCATGGGTAGAAAACATACAGCAGGAACAGCAGGCGGCTCAGGAGTTGGTGGTTTTAATATAGATAACACCACCCTAACTGCTGCTGACGATCTGGACATTACCATAGATCCTGCCGGCACTGGCATATTTAAAATAGCTGGTGATGCACAGCTACAGGCTCAGGGGGATCTTCGATTTGCAGATTCAGATAGTTCAAACTGGGTGGCGTTTCAAGGCCCAGCTACAGTCTCATCAAATGTAACCTGGACACTGCCCGGTACAGACGGCACAAACACACAGTTGTTATCAACTAATGGATCAGGTGTGTTAAGTTGGGCCACTGCCGGATTATCTTTAACGGATAATACCTCTGATGCTGCATCTCACTTTGTGACGTTGACTACATCTACTACAGATACTACTATCACCTCAGTGAGACGTAGTTCTTCAAAATTGACTTTCCAGCCCAGCACAGGAACATTAAGTGTCACTGAGTTAAGAGTAGCAGGACTGGCTACAAGTCTCCAAGTAGAAAATGTGCAGACAAGCAGTTATACCTGTGTATTAGAAGACGCTGGAAAAGTTGTTACCATGAACAACACCAGCTCAGCAACTATAACCATACCTCCCAATAGCAGTGTGGCGTATCCCATAGGCACAGTGATCAGCATAGCTAGAATCAACACGGGTAGTGTAGCTCTCACAGCAGGTGCTGGAGTCACACTCACAGGAAATACTGGTACTGGGGCTATGAATGCTAACGAACAATTATTTTGTAGAAAACGCAGCACAGACACCTGGTTGGTAGTTCACACCTTGGTCACTGGTTCCGTTAGCGCCACTGGTGGTACAGTCACAACACCCGCCGGATATAAACTTCATCAGTTTACATCAACTGGTGCCCAAAGTTTTATTATATCGTAAGCATAGGAGAAATATATGCCTTTTATCAGCACAATAAGAAGTCAATCAAATATTCAACAGCCCGAAAAAGCAATTTCGGAATCTATCTATGAAATCACTGGCGGTGATAAAGTATACACTGCTGGCGGCTATACCATTCACATGTTTACCACCGTGGGAGATCATCAGCTAAATGTCAAAGTCAAAGACCAATACAAAAATTCAGCAATGAATTTGGTGAATACCGCCGCTGGTATAACTGTGGAGTATCTAGTTATTGGCGGTGGCGGCAGCGGCGGCCAGGGATACAGCACCAACGGCAATGGTGGCGGCGGTGCCGGAGGATACCTATCAGGCACCACACCCCTGACAACAGGCACGACGCCAGTTACAGTTGGCACAGGTGGTGGACCTCAACCTTACAATGGCGGTGCAAATGGCGCTTCTAGTAATCTTGGACCTATACAGGGCATCTATGGAGGTTACGGCGGCTATTATCATGGCTCAGCCGGCCAATACGGTGGAAGTGGTGGCGGAGCAGCCTACGGCTACGGCGCCGGTTCGAGCCAACCGGGTCAAGGGTTTCCAGGTAGTCCATACACATATACTTGGTCGGGCGGTGGCGGTGGTGGGTCCAGTCAAGCCGGTCAGAATCATCAAGGTGGACTTGGTACCAGCAGCTCAATCACTGGCTCTGCATTAGCTCGAGCAGGTGGTGGTGGTGGTGGTGGTAACAGCTCAGAACCAGGTGGAGATGGAGCCAGCGGTGGCGGTAGAGGTCACGGATCTACTCCAAATTGGGGCTACAGCTACTATTCATACAGTCAAGATCCTCGCGGAGGATGGGGAGTAACTCATGCCTATACAGCTAATTCCGGATCAGGCGGCGGCGCAGGCTCATACTGGGCTCCAAACATTGGCTGGGGTGCAGGTTCGGGATACGGTGCCAGCGGCCTAGTGGTAGTAAGGTATCCTAACTAATGGCAATTTTTAAAACCAATCGAGACATATTCACAGCGCCTTGGGAAGATGAATTGTTCAATGAGAATTGGATGGATCATGATGTTCCTTATGCGCCACCAACTGTGGATTGGAAATATGATAGAGAAATGAGGATCGAGGATGTGGAAATCTGGGAACAGATTTGCTACAAAACCGGAGGCATAGGGTTATATGCTGCATATCTGCCCTATGCTGAATTTTATATTGTCACAGGAAAATGGATACAGGCAAAACCTGGCAATATTGAATGTTTTTACGGCCCAGGTTCCATGCAGGCTGCATATCGCAGAGCCAAAGAAGTAGGAATGATAGTTGCTGTAAAAGAAACCTGGGTAGACGATAAAGATCTGTGGTTGCATCAACCTGGTGGAGCCAAACAGCAAGGCAATGTCACATTGTCTGATTAATTCCGGAACTAGGCATATTCAAAGTTTGCGCTAATGCTAATCCTAAGCTCTTTACTGTAATTTTTTTCCACCATGTGTGGAACATTAGATCTAAATATCAAAAGCAAATCGTCTACTGGTTCATACGTACAGGTTTTCCTGCTAGCAAAATTTTCAAGATTGCCTTCTACCGGAAGAGTATACATGTCAGTCATGGCTTCTATGCTTCTAAACCGAATTTTTCCACAATTTTCTAACACAGACAGATAGTAACTAACACTGAAATGAGATCGTGTGTGTTGATGATATTCTTGATAGGCTCCCGGTTCTGCAAGATTAAACCAAAAGTCTTTGCAGTAAAGAGTTTCGATGGGAAGATTAATACCGTAGTTTTTACCAAATTCGTGTACCTTGTTTCGAAGCAGCTCAATCAAGGATATAACTATAGTGTCTTGATCAGATCTATAATCATAAAATCCCACAGTATTGTAGGTATCACAGGCCCACTTGGTAACAGTATGACCTTGAGTCTGAAAATATATGGTCTTGGCCTTGTTTACAAGATACTGTCTATGTTGAAAATTTAATGTATCATTGTAGATCAGTGTGGGGAACCAACCGTCTATCATTTGGTGTATTGGATATAGGATTTCTCAGCCACAGCATCACCGGGTTTAGTAGATGTTTTATATTCTTTTAGAAGTTCTAGACTAGGGACGGTGCCTAGCATGCCCAAAGAATCACGTTTGTCCCATTTCCATTCTGCATTTGGTCCATGAGCATCTACATAATGAAAGAAAGCCTGCACTTGCCAAGCATCTTGACCTTTGTCGAAAGGTTCGCGCCAATGAGGCACATCACATCCTCGATAAATTGCTAGGTCACCGGGTAGTAGATCCACTCGATTACCATCCATATATATTGACCAAACTTTGTCAGCATCGTAATTGAAATTGAAACACAGAGTTGCAGAAATTTCACAACTAGGCCTATCTACATGGGGAGTAAGTGTGTCACCGTTTCTATAAACTCTATAATAGCAATAAGTTGGAAACAGAGAAAAACCCACTGCTTGTTCTAGCACAGGTTGCAGATGCAACAACATGCTTTCCATTGCAGGATCACAGTATTTTGAATGAGCTTCAGCACACTGAGCTCCGTCGCCCATTAAGGCTTTTTCCGGAGTGAAATCTTGCATTTCATCAAACAGAGCATATTGAGTGACAAAATCTCTTAGTTCCGTGGAGATTGCGGATCTTAATACTAAGTATTTGTTTTTTTCAAAAAAGTCTTTATTTTCCATTTGAAGCTCCTTGATGAAAAGGACAACCAAGTGCTTGTTGTTCTATTTTTTCATGCAGTCTTTTTTTGTTATTATAAAGTTGAGTAGAATCACGATATTCATCTCTTTTCATCACAAATTTATCAATGCCAAATACTCGTTGATATTCGGACTGAGTGACCAAATGATGCACAAGTTTGATCTTCTTTTCAGTCATAGGGTGCATAATAGCCAGTGGAGTCAACGGCAGTATGGTGCAAGTTTGCAATTCTTTGGTCTGTTTTACAAATAGGTTAATTTCAGTGGCATGGGTATATTTGTAGTTCACTAAGCCAGGCAATACTGATATAACTCCATGGGTGTCTTGCATATTCCATAACGGTTCAGTCCAAGTAAAATTCATGTCTTTTTTAGTTTTAATTGCCCAGGGAGAAATAAGTTTTATATTATGACCATGCTGGCCAGCAAAGCCAGGAAATTGCACACCTGGATGATTAGTAGGAGTAGAAACGTCCCCGTTAGAACTCACCCATTCCCACTCTTTTTCAGATCCTATGGGATTTACCATCATATTCATTTCAAACCATGAAGGAATAGCTATGCCTTTTTTATAGTATTCTATAATTGCGTTACAATGTTTTATGGTTACCAAAGGGGGATCAGAGTCTGGCACTTTTGATGGCAACTGTCTCCACCAATCCGGAGCATACTTCATAGCCCAGTCAATTTTAGCGTAGTCGTAGGCATGTGCAAGATGAGTAAAGCAGTCTACTACCACTTCTTCTTGTCTAGTAAAAAAATACGGAAATTTCATAATAATATTTGTCTCGATGCAGGAATAGGAAAATAATCAGAACTTACTTCTTGAATAAAAAATACCTGTGTAAGTCTGGGCCTGTTATCATGCCCTGTAAATTTATTTACACCATGATACTGGAATCCGTCATAGGCAACAATTCTATTATAGATATTTTTAAAATTCACAGTTTCTTCAAATAGACTGTTGTTTTCCTGTAGCTTTTCATTATAGAAATCAGTTTTAGTTCTATCAAAGTTCAAAAACATATCTTGTTTTTCTTCTAGATTGATCGGTATATCAAATGGTTTTTTTGGTCTAAACAACGAAGTGCCGCAGCCCGTATCTATACCGGGAGTGAGATATATCACCCCAGCATATGGCTTATAGTCTGCATGAATCCATCCTTGATTGATTGATGAGTATTGATCTGGTTCTGCAATTTGGAAGTAGGTTTCCACAGCCCATTTAACACTGTTGGTTTTTTTAAAATCAAAGGTCAGGGAAAATAGCTTATCGCAGAAATTTTTAAAAAATACAGGATTTACAGAATCTAGGGAAGGTGATCTTTTGCCAGGCCATGGCACATTAGAAGTTGTTTTGAATTCTAAAGATAACGCAAACTCTCTGATCACATTCGGATCGTTATAAAAATTATCTACACACAGAGAAGGAAAATACATATTATATTTCTCTATCCTTGATCCACGTTACCATGCTGTATTTTGTGCCAGATGTTATTGGGTGTGCAATGTGTAGATACGCATAGTTGGATGGGAACAAAATTAACATTCCGGGTTCAGGTTTAATTTTTACGTGAAAATTAGGAAATTCCAACTCACCTCCTTCAAAATTGTCATTTAAATAACACAAGCAAGATATTGCTCTTCCTATAGGAGTTCCGCCATCATAATGTCCTTTGTATTCTTCGCCTTGATCGTATTTTAACATTTGATAATGTTCGTGCCAAAGACCTTCCTTGATATTAAATCTTTTAGCATAGGGAATTGATGCTGCTAATAATAACATATAGAACTGATTATGAACATTTTGTAATACAGCATTATTGGTAATTCCTGCTAGATGAGTAACTCCCATCATTTTGTTTGTTCTGTGTGTTTGATGTGGTCCTTCCTGAGTGGTTTCGGCTCGTTGCCAATGCACTCCGGAATCTGAATTAGAAGCTGCGTTTTCCACCATCTTGATAGTGTTCTCTGGGTTCGGCCAGGCATTTTCATAAATGGCAATACAACCTGCTATCACAGTGCTTGGCTGTAGTTCCCCAGGAAAAAAATTGTTTATTACCACGGTCATATTGTTGTCCTTTTATACGAGCTATGCTATTTAAGAGAGCAACGGAATTATTTCATAAATACTGATTATGGCCACCCGTTTTATTTCCAGCGACGAGATATTCAGTCACAAGTTTTATAAAAATTATTGTCAAAACATCTCGTCTAACAATTTGCAAACTACTGCTACTCCTTGTGTTGCAGATATAACAGTTTGGGAAGAAATTTATTTTAAACCAGGTGTAATAGGTGTATACGCTGCCTGGGATCCTTATTGTGAATTCTATTTGGTTTATTATCCTGTGTTAGCGGAAACAAAGTTCCATTCGTTGACATTTTTTGGAAAAGATGCTTCGAATAGGGTTCAGGAATTTCTTGCAACATATGATATAGATCTTGCTACCAACAATGTATGGGTAGATGAAATCAACTGAATTTCAATGAAAAAGTCATCAGATCTAAACTATTTGAAAACTCAATGCAACTCCAATCTTCAGAAATTGATGATTTAAATTCTGTTTGCCAGTGATGTCTAATCACAGACTGTAGATCTAAAGACAACTGATCTGTATTATTTTGTTTTTCTATAAGATATTCCACGGCTTTGAGAAAAACAGGACTCACAGCGCAGTCATCTTGTAGTATTTTGATAGTCAAAGTCACTGTTTATTTATAGGTATCCAGTCTGCATTTTTAGAATAAATAATAGACTAATAACAAAGAATATCAATGGCCAAAATATCCGTATCCGATGCAGTAAGAATAATTCCAAGAGACGCTGAATTTCTGAACAGAAAGTCAGGGCTAAGAGGTGAAGTTTTTTACGATCAAACAGCTAATACCCTTAGAATTTACAACGGATCATCCACTGGCGGATTAAATTTAGCTAGAGGAGATCTTGCCAATGTGTCAACCAGTGATTTTAGATCTAAGTCTGTGGTTTCTAAACTGGCTACAGTCACATATCAGGTAACAATCACAGGTCCTCAAGGCGGCGATACAGGCAACAAATACAATCTTAACGGTGTTTATCGTCCTATACTGAATTTTGTAGTGGGCTATACCTATGTGTTTGTTCAGGACGATCCTACCAACGTCTACTTTCCTAACGTCAATGGAACTACAGTAAATCAGCATCCTTTGAATTTTTCCGCAGATAATCTCAGTGGAAACAATGGCGGCGGCACAAGTTATCTTGTAGATGTGCAATATTACCTAGATAATGTTAATGTTACACAGGCAGTGTATAACAGTAATATGTTTGCCACAGCCACTGCACGGCAGGTGCGTATCACAGTCACTAATTCTACGCCAGCTTTGCTCTACTATTGGTGTTGGAATCACTTGGCCATGGGTCAGTCAATAGCAGTAGCAGATCCTGGATCAGGAACCGGTAGCGGAGGCGCACTAAATGACTTGAGTGATGTTGTGTTAACAACTCCAACAATTAACCAGGTGTTGAAGTATAACGGCACAAATTGGATTAATGATACAGACTTAGAGTCTAATAGTTTTGCCACAATAGCAGTAGCAGGGCAAAGCTCAGTGGCTGCGGGCACCCCCACAGATACGCTGACACTAGTGGCAGGCGCAGGTATAACCCTCACAACTAATGCTGGCACAGATGCCATTACAATTACCAGCACAGCCAGCACAGGCAACATAACATTTGTTGCTAACACCATAGACAGCACAGACAGCACAGCTATCACTGTAACTCCTGCTGTAAATTTTGAATCAGATGTGGTAGTAGGCAATGAAATCGTATTTGCAGACGGCACAAGACAGAATACTTCTGCTGTAGGTGTACCTGGGCCAGTAGGACCGCAAGGGCCAGCAGGAGCTTCGGGAGCAGGTACAGGAGATGTTCTTAGCAGTGGTGGCGGATATGTCGATAATGCTATTGTACGCTATGACGGTACTACCGGTACTATCATACAAACCAGCTCTGCAACCATATCAGATGCTGGACTACTTACGGCCACTAACTTCAGTGGTGGAGGTTCAGCACTTACTTCGTTAAATGCTACGCAGTTGACTTCAGGCACCATACCGGACGCCAGATTTCCGGCTACGTTGCCTGCAGTGAGTGGCGCAAATCTCACAGCACTTCCTGCAACATTACCAGCGGCCAGCGGGGCTAATCTCACAGCATTAAATGCTACACAACTCACCAGCGGCACAGTACCCATCGGAAGACTCGGGTCGTCAGGAACACCTAGTGCCAGCACCTACCTTAGAGGCGACAATACATGGGCTACTGTTTCGGGCGGAGGATTAGCATCTGACAGTTTTGCCACTATATCTGTGGCAGGCCAATCGAATGTTGTAGCAGATTCAGCCACAGACACACTAACACTGGTGGCAGGTACAGGCATTACTATTACCACAGATGCAGGTACAGACACTGTGACCATTACCAACTCAGGTACTGGCCAAAACACTTTTGAAACAATAGCAGTAGCTGGGCAGAGTTCTGTGGTAGCAGATTCGGCCACTGACACTCTTACTATAGCTGCAGGCACAGGGATCTCAATAACCACGGATGCCGGCACAGACACAGTGACAATTACCAGCACAGTCAGCGCAGGCGCCACATCATTCACCGGACTAAGTGATCGTGCAGATCTCACCATAGACCAATTTTATCTACAGGCAATAACAAGACTTAATGTCACAAACAACGGAGCTAGTGCTTACAGATTTGACCAATATGGCACCACTGACGATCCTACAGTCTATGCCATCAATGGCACCACCATAGCTTTCAATCTCAATGTGACTGGACATCCATTCTTGATACAAGACGGCGCTGGCGCAAATTATAACACAGGATTGGTACACGTGACCACAGGGGGCACCGTAACTACAGGAGCGTCGGCTCAAGGTCAAACATCGGGCACACTATATTGGAAGATTCCAGATTCAATTACTGGTAGCTACAGATATCAGTGTAGTGTTCATGCTGCTATGATTGGAACTATTCAGATTAAAAACTTTGCCAGTATTTAATTTTCTTTCAATTCTGACATTATAAATCAAATAGTTGATAATAGCTAATTTATTTTTGAATCTGAAATTATTGAATTAAATACTCGTTTGCAAAGTATATGAGATCATGAATCCACAAATTATTCCAATTTTTCCTGCAGCTATCTATAGAATCAATCTTAGAAAGTTATCAGCGGCTGAACGAATTGCATATGACACTAATACCGTAACCTCTATAAGTAGACAAGGCAATCAGACATCTGTTAATTCAACCCTGCTTGATAGCGATGTATTCTCAGATTTGAAAAACATATTCATGGAGCATGTACATAATTATGCTCGAGAAGTGATTAAAACAAACTGCCAATTTTATATGACAAATTCCTGGAAAAATCAAAATAAAAAAGGACAACCACACGATCTGCACAATCACAGAAATAGCGTGATTTCAGGAGTATACTATGTGAATGTTGCAGACAGTGAAAATTCTATCTGTTTCAACAGGCTAACATCACCGTTTTTTATGGAGTTTGAGTGCAGCGAACGTACACCATTTAACAGCATAGAATGGCAGATTCCTGTTGAAGATGCAATGTTAATACTTTTTCCTTCCACTCTCTTTCACAGTGTGCCTGTAAATACCACAAACAACGAACGATTGAGTATTTCTTTTAATACTTTCATCAAAGGTAATTTCAATAATAACACTCTTGTGATCAACGCATAGCATAAATACACTATATAATTTTACTCATTCCGGAGATCATTTACATGAACACAGAATTACCAGTCCCAGAGGGATATCAAGAACCATTAATTCCGCCCCCTGATCTTGATCCAAATACACCGTTGGCTATTCCAGTGGCATTGAATAGCAAGACTGCAGCCAATCTTAAACTGGCGTTTGCTGCCGAGGCACGATCTAATGATAGATATCACTATTTTGCTACTGTGGCTGAAAAATATGAAGATGCAAATGCTACAGCTTATTTTAAACAGATTGCCGAAGAAAAACATATGTTTGCTCAAGGCCATTTAAAAGAAGCTATTTTAGGTGGATTAGGTGATCCAGATACTGGAAAGCCATCAATGCATATTACCCAGGTATTGGAAACTGCAATTGCTTCTGAAATGCAAGCATCGGTTGAGCTGTATACAAAATATGCAGATGATGCTCGAGAAGACAAGTTGCCGCATTTAGCAGAGTGGTTTATTGAATTATCAAGAAGAGCATCTGCTCATAAAAAATCATTCGAAGACCTGCTGAAATACTACGATCCTGCCCCACCCGACAACGAATAAGTTATATAATCTGTTCGCATGAATCGAGTAGACTCAACTCTACCAATATTTTTACACCAAGGGTTAAAATCTTATCCAATTGATTGGATGAAGACACAGGTGTTAGCCGCACATCACAAGGCAGACTACAACACCGGAAATAATTTTCAAATCAACGATTCTTCGGGAGTGTTTCACACCTTATACAAAGATTTTTTTCATATTGCCAACCAGCATTTTGGTCCACTAGAATTAGATCAAAGAAATCTTGCCAGCTGTTGGGGTTATGTAACGAACAAATTTTTTTACAAAGGTGGCATCCATAATCACCTAAATACCTGTGTAATTAATGCTGTTTACTATTTGAATATACCCGAGACTGCAGATAGACATCAAGGGTCTCTAAGTTTTTATGATAATAACTTTCATGAAATCTATAATATAAGACCCAACGTTGGTGATTTGATTATTTTTCCAGGATATCTTAACCATCAGCCTCATCAATCATTTAGTTTAGATTATAGAGTTTCTATTAACATGGAAATTATTTGTCAAAATGTCTGGGGTGTTGACAACAACTCTGTTTTGAGTTAATGATTGCTTGTAAAATCTGTGTTGATGTGTTATAATCAAAGACATGACTGCACAAAAGATTATATTTTATCCCACTATACCTGGCATCGATAAGACAATGCCGATTTTATCTGCAGATAAAATCGTGCATAATTGGAAACAGGAAGCAGCTAGAGAATTTAAAAATCAAAAAAATAATCTCGGGCATGCCATACACAGCATTTCTAATTGTCCCGGAATCAACATCTTACAGAGTCAAGGGTTTGTAGTGCGAGCATGGCAAGATATCTACGTCAAAGCAGATTCGTCACAGGATAAAATACAGTGGAGAACTCCTATTGATCAAGAAAAAATCAACGGCAGTCCGGCGATTGAGGAACATCAAGACAGTTTGTTTAAAACATTTCAAAACTGGCCGAATCATTCTAGCCGATCTGTGATAAAATTTATCACTGGCTGGTGCTGTAAAATTCCCAGTGATTATCTTTTAATACAAACTTCTGTATTCTACGCCGATGAAAATCGATTCACTGCTCTAAGTGGGATTTATTCAAGTGACTACGGAATCAATAACATAAATGTTCCGGTATTTTGGCACAACCTCAATGAGGAAACCGTGATCAAAGCTGGCACCCCCCTTGCACAATTAATTGCAGTTCCTAAGAATTCCTTGGAATTAGAAATCAGAACTGATATTAGCAAAGAAGAACTAACGATAAATTATATATTGATGAACAATACTTTCGTAAGAAATTACGCTAAGATCAAATCATATTTTCAGGGAAATCAATAGTGCAAAGTACATTGTTTGAAACAAAATTTTATAGTTATTATATCAATGATTGGGAATCAAAGAAAGAAAAAATTTCAAAAAAAATTAATGCAGCGGCATTGGTAAGAAAGCCCGGTCAATTGTTTGCAAGCGATCGAGGTAATAACAGCTATCAGTCTGAGTTTGTTGAAATTTTTAAGAATGAACTGGCTCTGTTTTCTAATGAAATTAAAGTAGAATCATTAGATATAGGCGACGTATGGACAGTGTCTTATGCAAAAGATGAATTTCATATCCCTCATAATCACTCGGGGGTGGGATATTCGGGAATCATCTATTTAGATTACGATGAAACCTTACACAGTCCAACTTATTTTATTAATCCTGTAAATAATCCCATAACTGATCAAACAGAGATAAAGAATATTGAAGCCAGTGAAGGATTAATGATTATTGTACCGAGTAATATTTTACATTACACGTTGCCTAATAATTCACACACAATCAAAACTATAATTGGCTTTGATTTAAAATTTAGATAAGGCGGTTTCTATGACACATGATGTTATTCCGTTATTTCCAACTCCATTATTTGTTGCAGAGATACAAGGATTCACCAACGAAGAATTAGAATTTGTAAAACAGTCATCTTTGTATTCTCGATACAAAGATGAACCAGGAAGATGTGTAGGATCGGATAGATTTGATATCATACATTTACCTGAAATGTCAAGAGTATGTGATTTTGTGCAAACACAGTTGAATCTATATGCTCGAGAGGTAATGTCTATATCTAATCAGTTGTTTCCTACTATCAGTTGGTTGAATCGTACCACAACAGGTGCATATCATTATCAACATCATCATGTGAATAGCATTGTCAGCGGAGTTCTATATTTCACAGAGGATCCTGCACCTATTGAATTTCACGTAGATAAAAATTGTGTTTGGGGCTCATTAAAGATGTTTCCTATCAAATATAATCAATATAACACTCATAGCACCACAGTTGAAATCAAACAAGGAACATTATTGATATTTCCGTCCTACTTAGAACATTCTGTAATGAGATCAATAGCTGACACTGATAGGATAAGTTTATCTTTTAACACTTGGGTGAATGGAACAATAGGCCTATTAGATAAGACCAGTTTTTTAAATTTAGATGCTCCAACATTAAAATTTGAGCCCAAAGACAATTTGAATGTGTTGATAGAACGACAACGATTGCAAAAATGATTAAACAGTATAACAAATTCACAGACGAATGGTTGCATTCTATAGTTAAAGAACAAGTATTAAATCCGATGTTAGATTGGAATTTTCCAAGTTATGCAACCGGTGAAATCGATTTAGAAAAGGCGGCATTTGGTAAGTTAACATTTAATAAACAACAAAACATCAATAATTGGAACAGAGTAGAATCATTGACCTATGTTCTTGATCGATGGTTAGATCAAAATAAAGAATGGTTTAAAATTGATTTTTTAAATCACTGTATGATAAATTTTTACACTGCTGGTCAGGTCACTGCCTGGCATAATGATAACTCTTATAAATTACCTGGAACATATAGTTTACTTTATTATGTAGATGATAGCAATGGCGGGACTGAATTTGAACATCAAAAATGTTTCCACAAAGAAAACACAGGCATATTTTTTGATTCTAATCTAAGTCATAGACCGATTGCGTCAACTAAACCTAGACGTATAAGTGTAAGTTGGGTTCTAAAAGGAACAATTTTGCACAATGCTCAATAAATTTTGTTTAGTTTTTTTGTGCCTGTGACCAGTCTCTGATTCTAGTTTCTAATTTTTTTCTTATAGCTGTGATATCTTGTTTCATTTCACTGCCCATGGTAGGTAGCTGACGACTGTAGATCATTTCCATATGCATGCTATCTAATTTTTTTATTTCTGCAACAAGTTTATTCAATAGTTGTTGAGATTCTTGTTTAGCTGCACCATCAGGCATTGTGTCGATGGCTGTGCGATATCGCTCATAATCTTCCTGGAATCTACTAGATTTTTGTAACAGACTTGACATTTTCTAACTCCAATATGGTTTCTATTTTCACACGTATTACTTGATTATTTAATGTAGTTCTCAATCCCGAGTGTAGTTGTTTGGGAAGGCAATCTAAATCAGCCCAGCATACAGTCTTTGACGCCATAGTCAAAAACTCTTGATCGACCACGCACACATAGGTGCCATACTCAAACCCGCGATCTTCAGATAGATACAGTTCGATAGGAACTATACGCCCCTGTGCGTATTGAGTTAACAATGCGTCTGCATCCTCTAGAAGACTGTTATTGCGTTGAAAGGTAGGCACAGTCCATCGCTCATCATCTAAGATTAGAAATATGCGACCTGTGGTTTTAGCTAAAAATAATAATCCGGCACGCTGTTGCATGCAGATACTTATCCGCCCACTGTCTTGAAGTTCCACTCTCCTGGCAGATATTCACCTTCAAATGCTTTGAGCCATTGAGTGCCATCCCATTTGTATTTGATGCCTGTGCGGATATTTTGAATATGTGTGGGTGAGAAATCTTCACCTGCAATAGCTGCATCTTCCAATGTATGATCTTCAGGATTCCAAATTGTGGCCCAGGTTTGCCCAGTCCACTCTACAATAGAGTTGGCTGTGATCACAGGATCCGTGCCGTCTTGATTTTCCCATGATGAATCGTTATTACTAGGATCACGCCAGGCCTGCGGACCTCTATATGGTATGTTTGTGCTGTCTGCAGGATTAGAAGGAAGGTTAATGTAACCTCCACGATTCTCACTGTTGTTGACATCGTCTAACATCAAGAATCTTAAACCTACTGGTATCTGCGAGTATGATCCATAGACTTCTAACGGATTATACTTGTAAGGATCTATGATAGCATCTACCGTGCCTCTAGCAGCTATGCCGGGGATACTACTGGCAATGTCGTCATTGGCAGGATATGTGTCTGCATCTAAAGTCACCGTGAGAACAGTCTGGTCTAGAGGATTGATCACAAACGTGCCCACAATCTCATAGCCACTGGCTTTTTTGAACCATATCTCACTGCCCGGCACATAGCCGCCTTGTATCTCTAGAATCTTTGACCACTCTACCGGTTCGCCATTTTTAAATTCTTTCTGACTCAGCCCCAATGACTGCACAGCATCTAATGGATTCACGAGTGTGAGATCATATTGATTATCATTGACTGTTCCTGTGTTAGATTTGAACAGTAACACTCGATAATTACCATAAGTTTTAGTAACTAGGGTCATACTGGATTGAGAAGTGTTGTATATTAGATCTGAAAGATCCATCACATCGCCCTGTTCTGTGAACACATTGGCTATTATGCTTTGAACTATGCCTAGTTTTTTGACCTTGGCCGGTGGTGATATATACACAGGCATTTCAAAATCAAGACTGCAGATGTCTATATCTGATTCTGCGCCTTGAGGTATTGTCCTACTGGAAAAATTAGTGCCGGTTAGATACATGGCGCTGAGACTGGTCCAGTCTATATAATTGTCAGTGGTCTGTAGTTCTAAACTGGGATTAAACAGCACTAATATCTGTTCCAACAACTGTAATTTTTGATCGGTGTTGGATGTCCATATATCAGCTTTCATGGTCAGTTTGAATGGAGTAGGCATGAGCCTTTCAACAGTGTAATTGCCGCCCTGTGCGCCCGAATATTCTCTTGTGCCACTGGCGTCTGTGAATCTGCGTTCTCTCACATGTATCTTAGACACGAATGTGGGATCACTGAGCCTGTTAGTATCCATCTCAATGCCTGTGATATAACAAGCTATTCTCGGCACCGTAGGCATTTTGTTTTCAGAATTATCTTTGATAATGCTGGCTACCTGTCTGGTCAAATCGCCATACATTACAGGAATCTGTCGTTGTTCGCCATCGCCTGCTTGATATTTAAATCCAATGAACACACGCATGAACTGCGTGACATACCGTCGTATCTGTCCGTCGTAGTGAAAATCCATTATAGGTCTGCCTCAGGTCTTAGAGCCTTGCTGAGACTCTGCTTTTCTTTAACTGTGTGACCGTCTATGGTGTTCACAGTGGGATTGTTTATGAATGTAGATTTTTGTGTCTGACGCACATCTTTGTCTGCAAAAGGTTCGCCGGCTGCTACATCACTGGCTCCAAGATTGCTCATAGTCGTGCGCACATTGTCTTCAAACTTGCGCCATCTTACTCCGTCAAATCTAAACAGTCTGTTAGGAAGATAATCTGTTCGCAGTGCAAATTGTCCATTAACAGGATTGTTTGGAAAAGAAATGCCTGCGGTAAATGGAGCACCGTTAGGAGGTAAACCGTCTTTGGTTAGATAACCTTCATAGCCATCACCATCCGCCGGTAATATCACCGAGCTAGCAGTCTGACCAACAAATATTGGATTACCATCTGAGTCAAATTGGGGAACTCCATTTTCATCAGTGGCTTGTGTAGCTGCGTCAACAGTCACCAACGATGCATCTACACTGGCTAATTCTGCGGTACCGTCGTTGGTTCTCTGTAGAGTATAATACTTGCTGGTATCGTAACCGCTGCGTGGTGCGTCTGCTTCTGCTTGATCTAACACCGCGGCAGTGATCTGCATTTCTTTTTCATAGGTACTGATCACATCTCGCAATGTATCTGCCAATGCATAATAGGTATTATTAGGCGGAGCCACACCAGTGACTTCTTGTATGACTTGATATTTTTTGCCATTGTCGGCTAATACAACATCGCCGGGATAGTAAGTTATGGTTGAATTATAAGTGCCTTTGAAGAATTCTCGGTCTGCAATGTCGTCTAGAATCTGTTTGAATTCTTGACTGTCTACTAATGGTTTGCACTTGGCACGATATAAATGTGGATACCATGTGGCTGAAAATCCTTCCGCTGCTCTACTAACTTCTTCAATCACAAAGAAACGTTTCAAGGCAAAAGTTAAATCATTCAAAGCGTATTCGTCTTTGAGATGCGGCAGTTCTATCACATCCCCTGCTATAATTTTACGACCTAGTTTTTCTACAGTATCGGTGATATGGAATGTGATAAAAATAGTGTCATTCTGTAGGAACAGGCCAAACTGGCTGAGATTAAAATCGATATCAGATATATTGTATACACCGCGCATGACATAAACATCAGGATCATATTTGCGATCTCGATTTTCTAAAAATAACAGATCCTGTATGTTTGCTACGTTATCAGTGGCGTAGGTAGGAGTGCTAGGACTATCGCCTTGTATGGCCGTGCCAGGACCTATATATCTGTGCACCAGCACATCTGTGCCGCCAACTTGGAACATTTCCCAGGCGGTTTTATCAATAAAGCGGAAATCGTTGCCCTTTTCGGGCCGGTATAAACTGAGTCTTGGCATAGTCATATATTTACCGCTACGATAAATACTCGTATGAGCACATCAGATCAAGCCAAAAATTCCGTATACAACTACTGCAAAACCATGCTAGGCGATGGTATGGTAGATGTAGAACTAGATCCCATCCACTACGACACAGCACTTAATCGTGCTCTAGCAGTTTTCCGTCAGCGTAGCGACAACGCTGTGGAAGAAAGTTATGCGTTTTTAACCCTCACAGAAAGCACCAACGAATATATCCTGCCCAAAGAAATACAGCAGGTTCGACAGATATTCCGCAGATCGGTGGGATCAAGAACGGGTAATGGAACGGGTGGAACGGTGTTTGAGCCATTTAACTTGGCCTATGCCAATACCTATTTGTTGAGTTCAACGAATATGGGCGGCTTGCTAACCTATGAACTGTTTGCACAGTATCAAGAATTGGTAGGCAAGATGTTTGGTTCATTTATTAACTACACATGGCATCCACAGAGTCACAAGCTGATCATACATCAACGTCCTCGCGGCGAAGAATCTGTGATGTTGCAGGTATACAATAGCCGACCTGACTTTGTGATTATTGATGATGTGTATTCCGGACAGTGGATCAAAGACTATGCGTTAGCCAACTGCAAAATGATGCTAGGACAGGCTCGAAGCAAGTTTGGACAGATCGCAGGTCCGCAGGGTGGTACTCAACTCAATGGTACAGCACTGATCACAGAAGGTCAAACTGAGATGGAAAAACTCACCGACGATCTGATGAAATTGGTTCCCGGCGGCAGCGGATATACCTGGATAACTGGTTGACCTTATAACTAATCTATATTATAATTGTTCTAAAGGGGACAATTTATGATTATAGGTGTATGCGGTTTCATAGGCTCGGGCAAAGACACTGTAGCCGACTATCTAGTTAATTTTCACGAATTTCGCAGAGAAAGTTTTGCTTCAACACTCAAAGATGCCGTGGCCAGCGTGTTTGGCTGGGATCGAACCATGCTGGAAGGGCGCACAGCACAGGCTCGAGAATGGCGTGAACAAGTAGATCCTTGGTGGGCAGCACGTTTAGACATGCCCACATTAACTCCTAGATGGGTTCTACAATACTGGGGAACAGAAGTCTGTCGTAGGTCGTTCCACGACGACATATGGATTGCTTCATTAGAAAACAAACTGCGTCTCAGCAAAGATCATATTGTAATTTCAGACTGCCGTTTCCCCAATGAAATTAAATCAATTAAAGATGCAGGCGGCCAAATTGTTTGGGTGCAGCGTGGTGAGTTGCCTGACTGGTATGAGGATGCTATCAGCGCCAATCAAGGCAATAATGTAGGGCTAAACGCCATGAAGATGCGTAAAATACATGCATCGGAATGGGCATGGCTGGGCAGTGATTTTGACAAGATCATCGACAACAATGGCAGCATCGATGAACTTTACGAGCAGAGTGCAAACCTAGTAGTCAGCAATAAGATCGCCTTGCCTCCAAGTTATACCCTCTTTGCCTAAGATAGCAGCGCAGTTCAAGCACACGGTTTTGAGATTTGAGGGTCTGCAGTTGTTGAGATTTTCATCTACATGAAACACTCGAAATACTTCGGCGTGTTGAGATCGAAACCCGCATTTTTCACACACGGGTTTGGGTTTGTATCCTGCTCGTTGCCAACGTGGAACATGAGCACTTGCACCGTGTGCTAGACAGATTTCACACAGTGTTCTGTAATAGGCACGAGTGTCTTTGTAGTAATTAATGGCTCTAGGTCGCTGTGCGCAGGCCTTGCATAGTGGTCGCATTTGATATTTACCCTTTTAGACCCCTTTTGTTCGGTGCCTAACTTGCTGTTTTTGGAATAGTATGCTAAATATTATGAGCAACTATTACCAGGAGAATAGGCGATATGGCACTAACATCACCAGGCGTACAAGTTACGGTAATCGACGAGAGTTTTTATACACCAGCAGAACCTGGTACGGTTCCTCTTATCGTCGTAGCTACAGCCCAAGATAAAACAAACGGAGCTGGAACAAACACAGCTTCAGCAACAACCAAAGCAAATGCTGGCAAGGCATTTAAAATTACGAGTCAGAGAGATCTCACAGATCTTTTTGGGATTCCGTTCTTTGAACAGACAGCGAGTTCAACTCCTATCCATGGTC